TGTAGATGTTAACCTATTATATTCTAAAAAATTTATCTTGATAAAAGCGCCTGAAAATCTTTTAAGATCAGTTTTCTTGGTATCTATAAAAATAGGTTTGTTTGCTGTCTTAATGAGTTTTTCAATTTGTTCATAAGAAATAAAACCTTTATTATAATCAGAAATTACAACAGCGTCATAGGACTTGATCAAGGTATAATTTCTAAACAATCCATTCCAAGGTTTTATCCTAGGCTCATCATCTACACGTAAGAGATGTTGACCAGAACGTTTGTCAATATATCTAATTTTTTTAATAGTTTCGTCGTTTGAAACAAGTTCTACAATTTGTCCTAATGATTCAAAATTTGCTTTTACATTGGCTACCATGCCGGGACTAGAATAATTACTTTCAACTTTGAGGATAGGTACAGGTGCTTCTGGGCTAATTCTATCACATGTACCTATAAAGTACTCATCGATACATCTATCCCCTATCAATAATATCTTGAATCTTTTTGGAACTGGAATATTTTTCGAGTCTATCATAAAATTGAATTTCTTTGCAATACTGACTACCTATTATTTGTGAGTCTTTATAATCACTACCTTTAATCATCAAATCAGGTTTAAAATTTTTAATAAAATTTTCTAATTCTACTTCACTATCAAAAACATCTACACGATCAACATATTTTAATGCAAATAAAAGACTTGCCCTCTCGTATTCAGAATTGTAAGGTCTTTTAGATCCTTTTAATTCCTTAACTCTTCTATCACTATCTATTAGAACATACACATAACTGTTTACTATAGATCGAGCATAGGATAAAAGACGAAGATGACCTAGATGTAGAATATCAAAAGTACCGTTAATAACAATTTTCATTAATTTTCTTTTTTATTATTTGATTTTTACTTCGTCTAATATTTCTTTTACTAGTGCTACATCTGCAGGGGCTTGACTAAATTTTGTCATCCAAAATTTTAAATCAAATGCCGGAGAGATCATTTCTAATTGTTCATCATTTAATTTCTGTAATAGGTCTTTTCCGTCTTTGCTGTTTAGAATCACCCAACAACTCATATTTCCGTTTACAATATCGTGAACTGCTTTATTTAGACTAACATATCTAAAGTAATGTTCAAATTGACTTTGATGTTCTTCAGCCCATTCCATCATAGTAGTCAAAGATCTCTGTACAGCACTTTCTACTGGTTCTGTTTTTAATATTTCAAATAGATAACTTTCGTATAATTTATCTTTACACCATTGATCTAATTTCACACCACTTTTTATCACATAGTCAATAAATTTATCAGGATATAGTGGGTTGACGTTATTGATAAAACTACCGAATTTTACAAAAGCATTGTAGTAACTGCTATTACAAAATTCATCATAAGTTTTTGGTTTTCTACTCGCTTGTGTTAGATTATAAAATCTATTGAATGCCATAAATCCGGCTTGTACTCGTTTTTCTGTCTCTTGCATGGCACGACGCTTACGTTCACAGACATGTGCTAGGCAAGTTTTTTCTTTCATAAAACTCTTGCCACAGTGAACACATTTATAAGGTTGTTCAGCCAATGCTATCATATTATTGATATTCTTTTCTTTGATTTTTATCAAATCCCATCTTATCGAACAGATCTTCTTTATCCTGTTCACTCATTAGAGAAGCCATTACTTTTATATCATCTATTTTCCTTGCCGGGTAAATTTCAGCAAGAAGTTTTTCTATTTTATTTGTTTTTTCTTTTTTACCCGATGCAAGATATGGATGATATTGAGTTGATCCAACACCTGTAGCCGCGCATAATTTCCATAATAGTTCTTTATCATTTTTACTCAATACCCAATGGTTTTTATTAACAAGTTCATTTGTTCTTTCAATATACCATTCTTGTAAATAATCTTCTCCTTTTACGTTTGAAATAAATCTCATTAATACATATGGACTAAAACTTTTCTTTTCTTCATCTGTTAAGTTATTATAAAAGTCGTAGTCTCTATTGTCTACTGCTCTTAGAGTTTTTTTCAAATCTAATTTAGAACTCATTATTCTTCCTTTGGTAGTAGTCCGTTACTATGTTTATCATTTGGTGTATCGATATCTTGAAATAATCTACGTTCTTGTTGTGTAAGTTCTTTGAATGTCTTTCTCGGATTGGCACACATTATACATTTGGGATTACCACAATTAGTAGCATGATGTTTTGCTAATTTGTGAGGTTCTTCTACAGGAATATTATATGCTTTGGCTATCTTAACCTGTTTATTGATAGCATTTTCGTCTTGTTGTCTACGTTTTGAATTTTTTAATTTATCAGCATCTTTACTCATTTTTACTCAACCTATAGATCATTATAGCACGATCAACTGCTTTTTTCAATGCAGGATTAGAGTCTGCTATTTCAAAAATATGAATCCATTCTAATTTCAATCTTTGTTTTTTTGCATAATCATCTTCGGAGACTAATTCACGTTTGTTAGAATCAAAGTTTCTTTGATAAATCGTGTGCCCCCCATCCGGACTTTCATAAATCTTAATCGTTACCATGCTTGACTGTAGTTTACCAGTTCGCTTTGCCTGCTTACTTCTTTAACAAAATATACACAAGGTGGATTAGGTTCGTTTGATAGTGGAGTACATAAAAGTTGTCCCGCTCTCATTTTAGGAAAATACCATTTAACATCTTGATAGATATCTACAATGTCAATATCTAAAAACTGAGGTCTAAAACTACCCAATGGGTTAAAACAAAAAGTCTTGAAGCCCCTATCGTTAAGACTAGTTAAAGGTAATACTTCCATTTCCGGTCCTTCGGCATCACCTACTATAGTACACCAATCTAATGGCATAGAAATCTCATATTTGCCGATTTTAAGAACTACTGCAGGTCCAGTAAAGCTTTCTAGGAAAATTAGTGGGATAAAGAAATAATCAGGATTTGAATTATCGCTATTATCTAATACAGCGAATCTCATGTCGCTTTCAATTTCGTCAGGCAATTCGTTTAGATAAAATGCCTTGTTGTCTAGTGTTAATATTTGCATGTTAGATGTAATTTACCTTATCAATAGAGAAAGGATATTTCGCTTCTCTGTAAAATTTCTTTCTTTCTGTTAGATGCTTTTTAGCATATTTGCTACTAGCAGTCAAGTCCCAGATTTGGACGAAGTCTTTGTCTTCAGCCTTTCTAATACCTCTCCCAATTGATTGTATAACTCTTGTAAAGCTCTTTCCGGGTTCCAAAAGAACCAGATTAAAAATCCTAGGGATATTAATACCCACAGCGGCCACACCGTAAGTCGCCACAATAATCTTGTTATCCGCAACTGCCACTTCATCGTATTCTTCTTTTCTATCTTTGGTTTTAACTCTTCCTGATATGAATACACTGTCTGTTAATCTGTCCTGTAAAAAATTACCACTTTCAATTCTATCTACTAAAATTAGTGTGTTGCCGGATTCTGCGACACCTTGAATAATATTCGCAATATAGGTCATTCTGGCTTCATCAGTGACCAAATATTTCAATTCTTCTGCGTAACTGCGAAATTCTTTGTGCTCAGCAGTTTGAATAATTTGAACATGACACTTACTTAGAATTTCTTTTTCTTGTAGTTCATGTGCTGATACACGATGTACCACATCACCTATGGAACAACGAATATTTTCGAAATCAATTTCGGCTTTGGGTATGGTTCCTGTGAGTCCCCAACGAATAGGTGTTTTACCTAAATTTTGTGTGAGTAATTTTTTAAGAACATCAGCCTTGGCCATATGAACTTCATCAACTATGACTGCTTCAACACCATCTAAAAATTCAGCAAGTGTTAAAAGTTCGTCATCATCATGTGATTTTTTCTCTAAAATGTTCAAACTTTGCCAAGTTGCTATGGTATGAGTGCGACCTAACTCTTTACGATCACCGTAGTATACTCCAACATCTAATTCACAGTTACGAAAGTCTTCTTCAGTTTGTTCTACCAAACTTTTATTTGGCACAATGGTGATTGTTCTACCATATTTTTCACAGATTTTTGCCAAAGTCGCAGTAGTAATAGTTTTGCCAAACCCAGTGGCTATCTCCTGTAGACTTTGAGGATTTTGTAAAAACTTATTGATCACTTCAACTTGATCTTCACGCAGACGAATGGGTTGTCCCTCAAACCTATGTCCTTTAGGCCAACACTTTTCACCCCAAAAATCACCAGAAATTTCAGGAAATTTTAGGTCAATAGGTGAGCGTTGATCTTCAATCTCCACATAGTAGTTGCGTTCTTCCAAATACTCTAATACCCGAGGAAGAATTGAAATGTAAGTGGTACCGCCTAGACCGAAAAAACTCACGGTACCGTCCCATCTACCCAGTTTATAGGCTGGTCTAAACCTGGCTGTAGGATCTTCTAACTTGAATTTTTTGACCAAGGCCTTGCGAGTGTCCAAATCAAGATTTAGAAACTTACAATTTACTTCATCTATAATTTTCAACTGTGTAGTCTTACCCATCTATCAACCAATCTTCTTGTCTCTTTCTATTTTCTTCTGCTTTTTTATCAACAATTTCTAAAATATTTTGGAAATTTCTCAAAAAATCTTTAGTTGTATAATGAGCATAATATCTATTATACATGATCGCGGTGTTGAATTTCAAATCAGTTTGAAAGATTGTTTTAGGAATTTTTGTACTAATAAAGACTGCTTTTGTATTTCTTGAAAGAGGAGAATTTAGACCGTTTTCTTTTATAAATTTGTTAAATGTGCTATTTGTCTCGTTAGGTAACCTAAATAATGTTGTAATTTCCGAATTGTCTATTCCTGCGGATTGTAATAGGTCTAATGAATTCTGTAATGTTGCCAATTCACTCCCGGCTGGGATAAAAAAGATACCTGGAAGCAGATGTTTAATTAAATTTTCAATTGATTTTTTACTAAATGACGAAGAATCTACTACAAATTCCTTATGATCATTGTGTTTTAAAAAATTTACTGTGAGCGAACAGGTAGATAATTTATTTAGGTGATCTTCAACAGTATCAGACCAAGTATAAACACCATATTTTCTTGCTGTAAACAGACTGTCTATGAGATTATCACTGGCAAATTCCGGGATTCCCCTAAAAGCGTTCTTAATTTTGTACTTACCGTCAATATAATCTACCATAGGCACTATATTTTCTAAATTATTGGTAATATCTCTAATTTGATCAAAATAAATTTCAAAAGCCGGGTCATATTCAAAATTATATTGTTGTACAAAATGATAACACAACTGTAAAGACGCTGTTTCCATGCTCAAATACCATGATTTTTCAGTCGGATCCCATTGATAGTTGTAAATTTTGTCTTTTTGTGATTTAATCTGTTTGACAATAAGTTCGTTAAAGGGAAATTCCAATTTGATTTTTTGATAATTTGAATTTTCTTCTATCAAAGAAATTTTGTAGTGATTATTGACTACTCTTAACGGATATTTGTATACAGGAGAGTTGATAAACGGTAAAACATCTGTTAAAAATGTGGTATTAAGTATGTTAATATTTTTTTTTAAAATTTTAAGACATAAATTTGCCTGTTTTTCTGTCATGCCTTCTTGATTGTAGTAAATTTGATTACTGATGCTTTCAATAATTTTAAAATCATAGGATTTTATAGAATTTTGACCAACTCTCGCCAGAGCATGTATCAAAGATTCTACTTCAATGGTATTAGAGGGTGATGTCTTCAAGTCCAGCAGTCCTTAATTTGATAATATTACTTAATTGCCACTGTTTAATGTCTAAACCTTTAATAATACCTAGCCATTGGTTACGCATTAAGGCTAATTCGTTGATAATTTTTTCCATATCAACAACATCATCCTCACCGTCCACATATTTTTCAACATCTCTTGAACTCAGAGCACGTTGATAATTTTCTAGATATTTTTTGAAGAAACGACTGCGAGTTCTTCTTAGTTCAATATTAAGATATTCTAATATTGCTTCAATTTCTTGAAGTTGATTAAATCTGTGTTCAACAATACCAGGAAGAGCCGCAGATGCTCGTTCAATATTACCACTTATTTTAGTTTCGATTTTGGCTGAGTCAAGTTCTTTATAGAAATAGTCAATACAATCAGGCAAGGACCCAAGGTCCTTGCTGACTTTTGAGTACCATTTCATTAATAGTCCTCATCATCCTCATAGTCATATCCATCCTCATCATATTCATCGTCATTGTCTTGATTTTCTTCACCGAGAACCAATTCAATAGCATGATCTAAATGTGGATCAAATCCCATGATTCCTTCTAATGTGCCTGTATCGACATCCTTGCCAAGGAGAAAATCTACAAACTGATTTGCCGCTGTGTCTCGGCTTTTTTCAGGAATATAATCCTTAAAAGTATCCCATACTTCAATAATAAGTGACTCGTCCATTATGCTTCCTCAGTATTTTCGTCTTGTGAAATTGGTACAACCGTAGCAGTATTATCCCATTCTGCCATGATTACCATTAATTTATCTTCTGTCCAATTTTTTCTGAACTCTGCGGTAATTTCACCTGTTCGCTTACTGACATATTGTAACTTATTTCCTTGTTTTGTCAATACCCCCATCTTTTCAAACATATCCACCAACCCTGAAGTAGGTGCCATGCCTGTTGAATAGGGAATTTTAACCTGAACAGACTCAAAAGGTTTGGCATAACGAGTTTTCATGATCTTACAGGCTGAACGAATGCCCAATACATCACTGACCTTGTTGCCATCCTCATCTTCTTTGAGTTTGAGTTTTTTCATTGCTACAACAATTGATGACGCATAGATAAAACCCTGTCCGCCTGAGATTTTATCATCTGGGTCAAACATATCTTGGCTGGCATATGTATGATTAGTAGCAACAAGTCCAACATTAAAACTACCAAACATATTAACACAATTACGAACTAGTGCAGTAAGAGCCTTGGGCTTACGACCCATGTCACCTTTCAAATCTCCGGCTTCGAACTGATTGATATCAGTGGGTGTCAATAACATGCCTAAACTATCAATGACAAAAAGCACCTTGGGCCTTTCATCTTGAGGCATTCCTTTATATTCCTTCATAAACTCGTTGATAGTTTTTGCTACATCATCTATCATTGCCATATTAAGTTTGAGCAGTTTAGACTCATCTGTATCTACACCTAATCGCTCTAACCAATCTTTGTCAAGAGCATTTTCTGAGTCAATAAGAACTACAAAAATACCTTGATCTTGAGCATGACGAATGAGGTTACCTGAACAGATATAACTCTTACCAGCACCACTTTCACCAGCAAATACAGTAACCTTTCCCAAAGGAACACCTTTGAAAAAGTCTCCACTGATTAAGTAGTTTAGAGCATAATTGCCCGTAGAAACCCAATCTGTAGGATCATTAAAGCCAATACCAAGCCCGTCAATGGACTTGGTAAGGCTTTTTCGAAATTTTGAAATATCGAATGCCTTACCCATTTTATTCGTCCCTTTCCATCTCTGTGGCTTCTTGGACTAAAGCCAAAAGTGTAGTCATTTCTGTGACAGTAATCTTTACAGCCTTATAATCACCGTCCTTATTACGACCACTTATTTCAAACATAAAGCCATTATCGTACATATTAACAGTAAATGATTCGTTTACTTTGGCGAGTTTATCGCCAATCTTAGAGATTGATTTTTTTACCACAATCTATCTCCTTATTGCTGATTACGCTTACGAATCATAGCGATAATGTCAGCAGCACGACTTGATGAATCACTACCACTTGATGCAGGTTTTTCTTCCTCTTCCTTTACAGCAACTTTAGCGGGTGCTGAAACCGCTGATTCAAAAGGGGCTTCGTCCTCATCTACTGGAGCAGCAGGAGCACTGACTTTGGGAGCAGTTCCACTACCTGTAGCACTACCACTACCGCCCATGCCTGCGGGTTTGTAATATTGACCCCAACGCTCCATATCAAATGCTTCACCTTCTACACTGGCTTCAAACATTTCTTTGATAACCTTGAGTTCAACTTCAGTGGGCTTCTTGGGTAAGAAGTCGCTGAGTTTGAATAAACCATGTTGTTTAATCGCAGCCTGCTCCATATCACTTAAAGCACGTTCTCTACGAGCCCAGGTTGAAGTAGAATAATCGGCATATCCGCCTTTGGATGTTTTAGTGATTCTAAAATCTAAACCACGTAGATAATCTGTAGGCAGTTCTTCAATCTCACTGTCCATTAGAGCATTTTTAACAATGTTAAAAATCTGACTACCAATGATAAACCTACGGATAGGATTATCTGGGGTTTTGTCTTCTGCTAATTTTGTATCAACTACAAAACCTTGAAACAGATACGACTTTTTCTTCCAATACTTACGACCCATATCCTCAAGTGATTTATCCTTAAACCAAGGGCGCACCTCTGTAAGAATTGGACAGGACTCATTCCACATTTCCATACATGGAACTTGAACTGTAACCTTTTTAGAATTAGTATCACCTTTTACACCAGCGAATTCTAGTTTGATCATTGCTCGCTCAATCCAGAAAAAGGTGTTATTAGGGTCTCCATCGGGTAAGAAACGAACTGTAGTAGTTGTTCCT